TGCAAGTGTACCGTTATGCTTGATGATACCTTGGAAAGCATCTGTACCAGCATAGAACTTAAGGTTAGCCTTAAGTGCACGATACTTACGTGGCATTGCAAGAATAATATCTTGCATTACATTTGTATTCCATGCGTTGTCTGCAACAGTCACGACTGACTCGTGTGCTCCAGAACCAACTGCCTTGGTCTTATGAACGAAACCTTCCATGATTGAAAGGAAGTCGCCTGTTGAACCATCGCCATTAATAGCAAGGTCTTCAATATCGTTTGCGAATGCATTGGTCATCAAGCGTACTAGATGATCTTCAAGTGCACCACCTTCAATATTGTCTTCGAGTGCTTCAGTTGCTACTTCCCAATCAAGACGAATCTTCTTGGTAGTAAGTTCAACCTTAGTAAAGGTAGCACCAGTGTTTGTGTAATCGTATGATGCTTGAGCAGCAGCACGAATAACACGCTCACCAACATTTACCTTGTCGAGTTCCATTGTATTGGCTCTCATTGTAACTCTACGTCCATCTTGAGCGAGTACAGTTGCATCCCATACGTAGTCAATAAAACGACGAGCCTGTTCTGGTAGAAGAATACCACCAGGAGATCCTACTGGATTTACTGCGTTTGCACCACTTGTTGAACCGAACGCTGCTGTTGGGATATTGCCCATAGTACCGCTGGTTGTTGGAATGCCTGCATCTGCAGAACCACCTGATGCGAATGCACCGTCACCTGCGTGTTGATGATCAACTGTTGGTGTACCTGGGTAGTTTTTGATTATTTCATTTTGTTCCGACATTATTTCACCTCCTAGTGATTTTTCTAATTGAATAGGTCGGTATTTTTGAGGAAACGACCGCCCCATAGGGATTTTTGAGTTGGCATTTCTGCTAACTCCTGTACGATCTCGCCAAGATCGCCAGACTTGCGGAAAGCAGTATCTTGCTCTACGGCATCTACTCTCTTTCCAAACTCGTTAAAGTTACCCTTAACATCTGCAACTTCGTTTGCTACAGTAGCAACACGAGAGTTAACATCTGCAAGGGATTTGGTTAACTCAGCAACGGTGTCATTAATTGACTTAACTGTTGCTGCAAGATCACCAAAGGCATTAGTTAGAGAATCCTTAAGGTCTGAAACTGTCTTGGCGACAACCTCTTCAGCCTTTGTTGCATCGTCAACTTCTTCTTCTGCTTGTGCATCTGAATCATTTGTTGGTGCTTCACCAACTGGTGTTTCAGGAACATCAATAGACTTTTCAGTTTCTACATCTGCTGGATTTTCTGCTTGTGTCTCTGGAGCGACCTCAACATTAGCATCTGCTGCTTCTTGTGTTTCTTCTACTTCAGCAGGTGTTTCTACTGGAGTATCTTCAACAGCAACATCTGTGTTTTCTGTCATAGGATTTACCTCCTTTGTCATCTTAATTGTTCTAATGCCTTTTGCACTATCAACTAAGAACTTTATCATTTCTGCTTTTTCATTATCGCTTTTTTCAACGAAACCGATATTTTTCATTGGTACTCCAGAAATTGGACTTACTTCTGACTCATTCTCTGATAAAGAAACAATACCATTTTCTGAATCCCAAAATACATTTTCTAAAACAACTTCAGATGCAGGACCTGTTACAGTTGTTTGTCCATCTGCTGTTTTTTGGACAGATAAAATATTTGCTAATTGGTTTGCTGGTGAATCAACAAGTGAAAGTTCAAACAGGTCATAGTCCTTAATAATACGAACAGACTTTTTTGTATCCTCATCAATTACATCATTATACTTGTGAATATTTCCACCAATAGAAAAACTTGAAAGAGTACCATCAAGAACCTTCTCCCAGGTATCTTGTGCACCCTTTGAAATATATGCTGAAACATATACTCCGTTATAAAACTTTTTTGTATTAGGATCAAAGAAACGATCCTGCTTAAATGAAACCAACTTGCCTACTGCTAAAGGTTGGTGCATTTCACGAATATTACCCTTGAATCTTTCAAAGGCAGCGACGCTTGCTTCTTGAGTTACAATATCATTTTGCTTATCTAGATTATCTAGTGTTGCAAATCCAGAAACAATTCTACGCTCTGCATCTACCTTTGCAAAGGGCATTGATAGACGAACATTGTCGCCCTCTGTTGACCAGTGTGCTTTATTGATATTCATATCAACTCCTATTATATCAAACATTTACGCAGTTTTCTCAATTATTGAGATGCTCTGCCAGAACCTTTTGGATTCCTTCCAGTTACAGTTGATGTACTGTCTGATTGGTTATTTGATCGTTGGGTATCTCTTGCTCTACCCTTTTTATTATTTGCATTAGCATCTGCTGCTGCTCTGGCAGTCAGTTGCAGTGGGTTATCCCCATGCTCTGCCTGTGGAAGATTTAGCACTTCACGAGCCTCATTTGGAAGCATAATTTGATTCTTGACATAACGCTCAAGAATCTGAGACTGTGCAATTTCATCAGTAAGCGTAAGTTCGTTAAATTTAAACTCAAGAATATCTGTTTTTTCACGAATAATCTTATTAACAACCTTTTCAAGGTGTCTTTGTTCTGGACGAGAAACCTGCTCTTTAAATGTTCTATCTTGTGATAAAGCAGCAGCAATATTAGCACTATCTGAACCACCAATTTTTGATAGAGGCATCTGGTGAGCAATAAAAATATCATCACGATTTTGTTTACGATATTCTCTAAAAGAACCTTCTTGAATTCCATTTTCAACTGCTTCCATTTTGAATTCAACCTTAGTATGATCATTATCTCCAGGAAGTGGTATATATAGGGTTCTATGTGATTGAGCCTTAAGTCCAGTCTGTAGGAATCTAAACATCTTGTCTTCAGCATCAGGAGATAGTTTTGCACCCTTTAGAGTAATAACATATCTAGGAACAGCCTTGTTTTCAAAATAATCAATATTGTATTGTGTTGCTAACTGATCTCCAATTAAAGAAGGTAGAGCAGCAACAATATCAGGAACTCCATAGTATGTGTTTAATGGAGAATATTCTTTGATATGAATAATTTCATTTGGTCTTGGATCAGCAGTTAGTGGGTTTGGATTCTTTGCACCAAAGTTACGGAAGTAAACCAATTTCTGACCAATAATTTGAACATACCCATCTTTAAGACGGCGAACACGCATAGTCGTTGAAGGAATATGTCCAACATATCCAATCTCTCCACTTACTGTACGACCAATTTCAATAAAACCATTTCCAGTTGCCTGAACATCTGTATAAACTTTTTCCATTGTTTTTGTAAATGAATCATCATCATTTAAAGATTCTACCCATTCACGTAATTGAATCTTCATTCTTTCAATACGCTTACGAGCACGGTCAACAGCATCCTTATCTTCGTTAGATTCCATACGAAGCATTGTGCTATCTGTTGGCTGAAATTCGTATCCAAGTCCTACAACATTTTCTACTTTAGCATCAATTGCAGCATGATTAGCAAAAGATGTATCATAGAAATTTGCTAATTCATAAAGATTATATGGAGGTGTAATAACATCAAAAATGCCATAACCATTTCTATAAACAGTTCCAGGATTTAATTGTTTTGAACCAGTGTTGTCTACTCCAGAAGGTGTTGCCTTTGCCTGATCTAAATATGGAAGAACTGTTTCATTATTATAAGGACGCATAGCGTTTACTGTGTCAACATTTGTATAAGTTGTATATGTTGGGTTTACAGCCTTACTTACATTCCTTGCAGTTCTACGCTTAAAGTTTTGCTCAATGCCTGTTAAATCTTTTAACTCATCCCAAGATTTATTAAATGGATCTGAGTTTTTAAAAGCACTGTCTTCTTTTGCTTGTGTATTTAAACTTGCATAAACATATGGTTGTTCAAAATCTTCATCAGCCATTTTCGTATATGTCTCTTCCGTGAGTATCTAATGTGTCTTGTGCTGCCTTCCATGCACCAAGATCATTCATTGATGGAATTAATCCTTGTTTTAGGCGATCCATCTGTTCAGAGTGTTCTTCATCTGTAATTCTTGTTAGACCTGGAACAAATTCACAAGTACCGTCGCCTGGATCCCCATAATGCATTGCTGCTGTACGAAGTTTGCCAATTTGTCCTGGATCACCCTTCATTGAAGGAATATTTAAAACATTTCCTTCTCCATCTGTAAACCATTTTCCATTTGCCTTTTTATAAACATAAAGGCCCCAGTCGTAATGCTTGTCAATAACTTTACGACGAACATTTCCTACAATAGGCTTACCAGTTTTTGGGTTGATTAGTGGGTTGTTTTTCATATCCATAACCATAAGTATACCAGACTATACGGCTGTATTGATGCTACTTGACCATGAAACTGCATTATATACCTTAAGTTTGTCAGGGTTTAACCTAATTCCCTTAATATTATCGTCAATAATAAATCTATTTGTACCAACATACTTAGCGTATACATCTTGAAGGTTCATAATTCCAACGCTATTAGAAGAAATAACTAAAATATCATTCCAAATAGTAGTTTTCCAGTCTTTCCAATACTGCCAATCATGTCCTGAAGCAACTTCAGACCACTTTCTATTAATGTCATTTTGTACTCTATCAAGGTTAGTTGACAAATAATACGAAATATTATTATAGGTAAGTGGTCCATTTAGGTTTAAACTTCCCGTAGTAGAATTAAATTTAAGAACACTGCCAAACTTGATTCCAAGGGCTGCCCACTCTTCATTTACAAGATATGGAATATCCACGGGGTTGCCATTTAAACTATATTCAATATTTGTTATAATTGCATCTGTTGATGCATTTATTGCATATATATATCCTCGTTGAGTTGTTGCATCTCCATTAAGGAAAAACTCATACTTACCATTGTCTGACTCAATTGAAAAGATTTTAATTGGTGCTTGAGGAAAGATTGTATTTTCATAACGAACCCACATTTGAATTCCTGCAATTTCAACATTTTGTGCTTGCTGAGTATTAATTGCAATTCCAAGTCCACGCTCTGTAACATCATCTGAACCTTTTCTAATATTCCATCCAGAGTGTCTAGTTAGGTATAGATGTGGAGTACTTCCCTTATATGTAGTAATAGGATTTTTTGCTTTAAAGTCATAGTAAATTCCAGTTTTAACATATGGGTTAAGTTGTGTTCCAAATTTAGTGCCCACTTCTGAAAAACTAGATCTTTCTAAAACCTGTGATGCTAATTGTAGATTTCTTATTTTTAACTTTTTATGTAAAATTCCCTTTACATTAATATCAATATGAGATACTAAAGCATAATCA